TTTGAATAAAAATACCCACATCGCAGATACTTTCCCGTTTGAATTCCAAAGTGGGGGTTTTACTGTTTAATTCTTTCTTGGCCCAGTTGCATATTTTTTCATTAATATATTTTTCCAATTTTTCTATTATCTTTTCAGCTTCCGTGGAAAGTGTTTTGTCCTTCTTTAATAATTTTATATTATTTTTTTCTATAAGGGGCTGTATGGATATATAAACAGAATCCGTATCATTATAAATTGTTGGAGATTTTGTTTTTAACGATTCCTTATCGATACCACATTCCTCATAAAAATTCTCAATAATTTCATTTGCATGCTTGATTACCGTTTGACCGGTGAGGGTAATGCTTCGGGCTATGTCCCGGTCGCTAAGAAAGAAGAAATTGTTTGCAAAAGCACCATAAATGCTGTTCATCAATATTTTCAAAGCATATTGTTTATTATTCAGAATGGATTCCCATTTCTTTTTTTCTCTATATTCCGGACTGTCTTTTTTAAGGGAAAGCAGTTCCCGTTTGATTTTTTTAAGCTCCCGTTTTATATCCACTCGCTTTTTGTAATTTTCCGCAATAATCTGAGGAACAAGACCTTCTTCTTTCTGATAAAATAAGGTTCCTATCTTGGTGCGGGCCAAGTTTTCCTTTTGAATAAAAATGTTTAGTTTTTCTTCGCTAAGATTATAGGTTTTACCACTAGCATGACGCAAGATGTAGGTGCCATCTTCATTTTGGCCCTCGATACTACCCACTTTTGTTTCGGGGGACATGTTACATGTCCGGATCAGATTAGGATATAGAGAATTGGCATCAAAACTTATGACTGCATCATGGAATCCCCGTTGAGGTTCACTGACAAATGCCCCTTCAATCGTGACTCCATCATCCTCCTTATGTGGAAATGTCGGTATGATCTTCTTGTTTTTCTTGGCTTGAATAGCAACAGCCCCGGCAACAATGCTGATGGTACTCATGGCTGTCTCCAAATTGGTCAGACCCACATGGCTTAACGACCTTAAGATATTCAGATAGCTGAGTTTTTCCTCCAGTTTAACTAGAAGATTAACGTCTTGGATGTTGTATTCTACAAACTGCTTCCAGTTTTTGTCTGCCAAGGAAGACAGATTGCTTTCCTCGTATTCAACTTTGGTTTCTCCCAACTCCAAAGCAGTAATCGAACCCAATGAATAGCTTTCTCTTTGAACGGGACAGAACTTTTTATACACGTTCATGTAGTCCAGATTGGCTATGCCTTCGATATAAAACTTTTCAGCCTTTTTTCCAAACTTTGTGAATATCTCTTTTGCTATGGTATTCCTGTAAGGACTCAGTCTTTTTGATTCTTCTTCGCCCAAAACCCTGTCTATGCGATGAACAAGATACGGAATATCAAAAACTTCACCGTTCCACGTGGCCACAATGTCCGGGTAATCCTTTTCAAAGAATTCAAGGAAGCTTCTGAGCAGCATGACCTCATCTTTACAGGCATGATAAACGACATTATCGTGAGACTCATACTCGCCCAATCCAAAACTGTGAAATGTTTCAGAAAGATTATCGTAAATGGTTATCATGTTGACCGGTGCCTTGGCCAATGATGGTTCCGGAAACTCGTCCGGACTATACGTCTCTATATCCAAATAAAATATCTTTAATGGATGTTTTACAAAATCCGGATTGTCGATTTCCGTTGAAAACTCATCGATCAAAAATTGTTGCGAGCATGTAAAATTATGAAATATTCTTCGGTTTTCATCCTTTTCAGAAAATAATCGGCGTTCTTTCGAAGAATTAAATACTTTTTTCTTGAGTTTGGTGTTATAAAGCGAAATTTCATCCCCTTGGCCACTTGTTTCAACATACAAATATGGATAATATGTTCGACTTACCGTAATTCTTTGACCCGTTTCAGACCACGTGGCCAAACGTATAGCGTGATTTAGCGGATCGTATGTGGCATGCCTGTACACGCCGTCTAGGTTAAACCATTGTACTTGTTTAGCAACACCCTTCTTTCGTCACCATAAGGATATTTGTACAATTCCACGTATTTGTTTATATTATCTTCATTTTCAAGCCAGCGTGTATCGGCATAAGCTCTTGCCCGTTCGCAATATGTCATATATTTTGATTTTTTGCTTAAAACCTGCTCAATTGTTTTGATCATTTCATCGCCTGTATCGAATTTAAATGGTGCATCTTCATATGTGCAAAGATTTTGACAGGCAATTGGAAGTCCATAACAACAAGCTTCAATATATTTCAGGTCACTTTTGCTTTTATTGAAATTATTGTTTTGTAAAGGAGCTATCATCATGTTGATTTTCATATCATATATTTTTCCCGGATAGTGATACAGTTCAGACCATGGATGATACTCAAAAATTCCCCTTTCAACCAACGGACGAAACATCATGGGGAACGCTCCGAAGAAAACCCACTGATATTTGTCTTTTGTGTCTGCTATTGCTTGTAATACATGGGCAAAATCATCGTTCTGACCCACCCGATTCTCCACATCAAAGTGCGCTCCGCTTCCTGCATAAAGAATCCGGGGTTTCTTCTGATACGTATCGTAATTTTCGCTTATTCTTTTCAGGTTGTAAAAATTTCCCATCCAAAACTTTGGTGGATAGTTGGGAATAATGGTGATGTTTTTATGTCCTGTCTTTTGGGCATAATAATCCTTCATGAATTTGCATGTCAGAGTGATTTCATCACATTCACTCATGATGGCTTGGGCCTGTTTTCTGATATTAGGATCGATAAAAGCCGTTTTGAACTTGTTATAATCCGGAATGTCTTCGTGAAAAACCAAATCGTCAATCTCATAAATTAGACGAAATCCTTGTTGTTGGCCCAGTTGTTTTAGGAACTGAACAAATTTAAGTTGGTGTTCCGTGGCTTGCCTTTGTACTCGAACAGCCTTTGTGTGAATGTAATAGCGTGGATCCAAACACATGACAGTTGTACTGTGCATGGTCATTTTATTATGTGCATTAAGAAGCATTTCGGGCCAGATCAAACGCCAATGACCACAACCGCTATAATCTGCAAGATAATTGATTCCCCGGTCCGGAATATTGTCAGGTTGAGCCGGTGTTGGTGTTAACTGTCTGGGAACAGCTTTGTTTGTGTATTGACTGGCCGCCTGAAGAAGAGGATTTGATGCCAAAGGATTTCCCGTGTATAACATAGACTTAATTAATATATATTTTTAATTTTCAAGCAGGGTGGTCACACCATTTTTCTTCTGTAAATTTATGGCTTTGAAATTATTCGAATAAATTGCATCTTTTCTATGACTTATAATGAAAACACACTTCTTTTGAGCTATTTCTTCACAAATATCTGTAATAAGTTGCACACTCTTTTTGTCAAAACTGCTGTCGAAAATCTCGTCGAACAGCACAAAGTTAAACATGGGAAAGTTTTGCAGCTCACGCATTTCCATGAAGGAAAACATGCATGCCAGATCTACTGCTTTCTTTTCTGCTCCGGACAGATTCGCATAGCTTGCAATCTTTCCCACAGCATCTGTAAGACTATCTTCAAAATAATGATCAAAGGTTATACGAGAATTTGCATCCAATTTGTTCAGATAATGGTTTATTTTATTGTTTAAAAGGTTTATTATTTTAGAAATAAACACGCTTTTAAGTCCTTCATCACTCAGTATAAATTTGCTATTATTTAAAATATAAATTTTTTGATCAGCTTCTGTTATTTTTTTCTGTAATTCTAACAGTTTGTTTTTGTTGTCTTCTATGGTTTTGTCAAAATTTTCCGTGCGATTTTTTTCTTTTTCAATCTGAGATTCCACATCCTTTATGGAATCTTCTATTTGTTCGATCAGCTTTTTATTTTGTTCTTGTTTTGATTTGTCTTTTTCTGACTGTTTTTCTTTTTTTTGCAGATTATCTATTATTTTTTCTGCTTCAGTTTGCTTCAATTCAAATTTGTTACGTTTTTCATGTTCCTCTTTCACACTAACGTTTATTTTTTCTATTTGATCCTGCATTTCTTTTTTACGATTTTCCACATGATCTTTGCAAGATTCGTCAATT